GTCTTCTGTTATCAATAATTGGCCGTCTTCAGTTGTCAATTCTGGAGTATATGCAAGACCTAATGGTCCATAAATCACTACTTGTCCATCTGTTGCTGTCAATGTTCTATTGACAGATAAGAAACCATTTGCATTTGATGTGAAATTATTTGCTACCGTAATTGTTCCGCCAGTATAATTCACACTGGATACTGTATAAACTGTATTATTGACTTGTACTAAATCGCCTGCATACACAATATCCTTCAATGGATATGCAGTATTACTATAAGCACCGTCATTAATAATGTCATAAGAACCAGTTAGTGACACTATATTTATTGTATTAGAACCAGAATTTGCTGTAACTACTGCAACATTTGGGAATGTTAGCCAATAACTCTCTTTGAGGTTTACATAAGCATTTTCGGTCATCAAATCTTCTCCGCCAGATTCGGCAGCTAAATCTTCTGAACCAATATCTAATGATAAATCTTCAAATGCAGCAGTTATGCTCCAAACCTCAGACCTTACATTTGGTCCATGTGGTGTCTCAATTTGAATGATACTATTTGCATATCCAACTTGATTACTAAAGATAAATGAAGCAATATCAGCACCAGCCAAGTTAGTGAATGTAACTGTATTTGATGCAAATGAACTGAAATTTGCACTCATTGTTACACCAGAAGCATTTGTTCCAGTATAATGTGGTAATGGTACACCTTGGAATAAAGCCTCTGTTACAGTTGTATCAAACTTATCGTTAGCATTTAGTGCATAACGACCAAGAACTTGCATGCCAGATGGATGTAATAGATTCAATAATACATCACGATACTTAGCAATCTCTTTTTGTACTGTGATTTCGTATGTGTAATTGTTATATGTTGAACTTTGCAACACATCATATGAACTTGGTTGACCACTTGAATTTAGATATTGACCTTGACCAATCACCAAACCATTTAAGAATGATGCAGTAGCAAGTGCTTTGCCGTCACCATAGTTTCTGACACCATAAGAATTATAATATTGATTGTAGGCCACATTCTGTGTAACCATATGAATATTTTTACCTGAGATATTAATCTTTTGGCCAGGATTTGGTTGTGATGTGTAATTAAACACCCTCAAATTATACAATGATTGTGTTGGGTCTGCATTAGGTACCAACAATGTTACATTGTTAACAGTTGATTTGTATAATGCTGTATAAACATTTGAACCTTGATATGCAATGTCGCCTGTTTGTGGTAAGTTTGCAATCGTTACGTTTGATACCACAATATCTTGTACAACCAAAGAAACATTTGGTGCAGACACATAATCTTCACCAGGATTAATGATATTGATTGTGGTCACAGAACCAACTCTGTTTGTCACAGTAGAGAACGTGGCACCTGATCCAAGAATTCCTGGTATACTTAGAACTGCGTTAGCAGCCTGATTGTTTGCAGAAACAACAGTTACATTTGGTGTTTGTGAAGCAACATAGCCCATACCACCCAATGGATAATGATGTGGATTATCAGGATTAGGATAAACGTATCCAACACTTTGAATTGCACCTGTTGAATTGACTGACAATACATTAGCGTGTGCACCAATACCACCGCCACCTGTGATGACAATTATATCATTGTTTTGATAACCATTACCACCATTAATGATTTGAATTGGTGCTAAAATGCCTAATGAAGAAATGAAAGCATATGCATTAGATGTATCTGGATTATCTGTTTGTTCTCTTGCAATTGCAGTAACAACTGGTGGTTGAGAAATTGCACCGCCACCATTTAACAACGTGACTGTTGAAATTGGATATGTTGAGAACGATAAGAATGTCAATGCATTTGCTAATGTTGTGTTTGCATTAGCAGAACTGAGATTTGCAAAATCATATGCGGTATTACCAATAGTAATACCTAACTTAGTTGCAATTGAATCAATAGAAAAGTATGTGATATTTGCTACTGAGTTTGCGGTGGGAACTAAACTACCGACAACTGCATTTGCACCAGTTGCATTTGTAATGTTGATTAATGTATTTGGAAAGTTTGTGTAACCATAACCACCATTAGTCACAAGAATATTTTGAATTGAACCTGATGTAACTGTACCAACTTCTGCTGTTGCACCTATTGGATTTGCAGTATTTGGATTCAAACCACCATAAACAATAACAGGATCACCAGGTTGATACAATGTGCCACGATAATTTGGGTTGATTGTAATCTGGCTAATTTGGCCAACAATCTTTGCGGTCAATGTTTCTGCATTGGCTGTACCAGCAGGAACTTGTTTACCATTCTTAAAAGATACTGGTTGATTGTTTGAATCAACAACGATAACATCTTCACCTGATTGAAACAAGCGTTCAATATTTGAGATGAAGACTTCTGTTTTTGATCCAGATAGTACAGAATTTTCTACTGTTGCTATAGACTTAGATGAAAGACCAAACAATCTTAGATTGTTGATGGCTAAAAAGTTTTCGTCTACCGTATCAAGTCTAACACTTCTAGGTACATACCAAGTACCAGCAGAAGCTTTAAGAACTGAATCACCAGTTACATAATAGTCAAAGTCTGAATTGAATAAAACTCTGAATAGAAACTGATATGATGCAGGAGTACCTTTAGATTGATACAACTGCTTTGCAATTTTAATGACTTTACTTTTATCTGCAAGAATGTCCTGCGGAAAATAAGACATAAAGTCATTGACAAAGTAATCTAAAAATTCGGTTGTGGTTGTATCCACATCCATGTAAGTCAATAGACTCTTTGTGAAGTCTAATGTATTACCATTTTGTTCCATCCACTCATAGTAAGCCTGAATAAAGAGAACAAAATTGGCGTAATTTGGATCCTCACCAATAAACTTTGGTAATTGGTACGGTACCAGTAACGATGTTTTTTGATTACTTTGTATCATTCTTAACTACTAATTTTTTGCATTGACCGTAACACTTACCGCTGCTGGATCATATGGATCTATTGTAATGATTCTATTGAATGTTGATGATATAATTGTCGTTGTTGGTACTGTTGAAATCGTCAGTTGGCCTAATCCGTTGTCGATGTTGACTGGATTAAAGTTTGATAGTGTAATGATGCCATTTGTATAATCAATTGTTCCTGCATTAGCATTCAGAATTGTTTTAACATTTAATGTGTTGTTGTAATATGTTCTTAGTGTACCAATTTGGCCTTGCAACTTAACAATCAATGCACCATTTGTACCAGTTGTATCGTTAGGTGCAGGAACAACATTTGCAATTGCGTTTGTGTAACCAGTTCCTGCATTTGTTATTGTTACAGAAGAAATACTTCCATTGATGATTGTAGCAGTTGCAGTAGCACCAGTTCCATCACCTACGATGTTAATAGTAGGCACATATTGATAGTTAAAACCAGGATTCAATATTGAAATAGAATCAACACCGCCTGTTGAAGTAGGAATTTCTTCAATGAAAACACCATCAATGATACTCGCATTGTTAGCTGGATCAACAAACTGCATACCTGGTGTACTTGATACACCACTTTGGAACATACCTTTTTGTAATGAACTGTTGTAATACAATGTGTATGTTTCAGAAGTTCCTAATGTTGGGTAGAATTTCTTTTGTAGATTTAATTTGAAATCACTTGTTATGATAGATGGGTCATAGTTATTGATTGTACTCAACACATCGTATGAACTGAATGTGGAGTTAAATGTATTCAAATTATTAGCTGAATATCCATAAATTGCTTGTTGAATTCCAGTCTTTAATGCAGATGGAGTCATTGAAGTCTGTGATTGATTGAACAATACATTAGATGAAACTTGAATGTATGTGTAATCTGGATCTACAAGTGTGGGTTGAACAGTTAAAACGCTATATGGTTTTAATACTTGGTTTTGTATCACTTGTTTTTGAGTTGCAGTCAGGTCATATGCACCTGTTGGCTTTAATGAAATGAATACTTGTCCGTATACAGGTGGGTTGTTTTCTTCACCTCCCCATACAGATACTGCATCAAAACTGATACCTAGATTGTTTTGTTGTAATAGTGTAATGTAATCGTTCTTTGTAACTGCACGACCTTGTGATGCAAAAGCTTTAGGTGCCTGAAACTTGATAGAATCAATAGTTTCTTTGTCTTCACCTTGTGTAGCAGCAAGATAAGGAGTGACAGTAACTGAAGTGTATGGTGCAAACTGTGTCATCAAAGTGAAAGCATTTGCTAAACCACCAGATGTTCCTTTTGTAGAAACGTAAGTAATCTTAACAATATTACCATCACTTAACTGTTGACCTAAGACACCATCACCAAAATAAATTTGGTAGTTACCATCAGTTGCTTCTTGTAAGAAGTAAACTGGATCAGTTGGTGTTAACTCCAAATAATTTGTAGTTGAATAGAATACTTGATATGCTGAATTAGATACTGATTGTTGGACTGTAACTTGTAACGTTGAAGTGTCGATGTTTGCGTCTGGTATTTCAAAAATGTATTTTGGATTTGTTGTACTGTTAACAGTAAATGTATAGTTTTGTGGTGTTCCTTGTTTAATTTCAATACCAGTAAACGTGGCCACATTAGCTGTCACAGGTACAGTTGTCTCATTCAATGTAACATAATTATAGTTCACATTGTTAATAGCTTCAGAACGGAAATTTGTATATTGTGGCAGTGTATACGTTGATGTTGTAACACCAGTAAATCTTAAATTAATGATTGCAACAGGTCCAACCGCTGAACGTGGTACATAATTCAACATTTTTGCATGAGAAACCACAGAAGAACGCTGTAAAGCGGAGTCCAAAAACATCTCATTAGCCACCATGTTCAAGTAAAAAGCATTATATTGTGTATTATATGCAAGAACGTCTAACAACGTAGATAGTGCAGAACCTGAGAAGTTATAGTCTTTGAAGGTATCTTGTGTTTGCAGATAATTGATAAAGTTTTGCTTAATGCCACTAAAATCTAGGCTAGCAACTTGAATATTCGTATTAGATGCCATTATCTGGACCTTTGAAGAAGAAGATTAACATTCGTTGGCGTAGTATTATTTCCAATAAAAAAGGTCAAAAAGACATCAAAACCATTTTTGTCAGGTGTAAACTGAACGTTTACATTATTGATTTTGGCTCTAGGCTCAAAATTTGTTATCGTATTTCTGATTTCGTCTGCTAAAATACTTGAGGTTACATTTGTAGCAGGTTCAAATAACAATCCAGATAGATTAGACCCTAGATTTGGTTGAAATGGTCTCTCATAAAAGTTAGTCAATAATAAATTCCTTACAGAAGCTATGACCGCCTGGTCGTCATAACGTAAGGCAACATCTTTGGTTACCGGTAACGCTTTGAACGTTAAGTCTATGTCGGAGTAGATTTTCTGTAAATTTGCCATCTGATATTTATGAGTTCAAATTGGCAAGAAGTGATGGAGAACCAATGTAATTGTTCAAAAGAAAGTTTTGCGACTGTCCAAGATTATTAAATTGACTCAAAACACCATATTGTTGTACCAAATTTGAAGAATTCTGAAAGAATTGTGAATCTTGTTGTGGATAATAAGTCATTACAAAGTTAATTGTGGACACCACATTTTGTAAAGCTTGTGCATTTGCTGTACTGACGTTTGTTGTGTAATATGTTGTTCCTTCACCTTCACCATACGTAATAGTGTGTGCAGTTAATGAATTTGCTAAAATATTAGTAAAATAAGTCATCGTGCTATATAAATTGGCTAATGTATTGCCTAATGTAACACTTGAGAAGTTACCCATAATAACAGATGTATTTGCAACTCCATCAGTTTGACTTGTGATGTAGGACAACATTTTACCTTGTGCAGTAGCAGTCGTGTAATGTGGTGTTGTGAGGTCAGAATCAGGAGGAGTCACATTCGATTGCTTATTTGTTATGTACAAATAAGAATTGGCTGTATTGGATGACAATATAGTAGATGTTGAGTAAACATTTGCTACTGCAACATTTACTGAGTCATTTGGTGGACTAGCAAATAAGCCATTTGTTAAAGATACCAATGTGTTGGATGTGTCCCAAATTTCTTGTGCAACATTAGCTACAGGATTAACAAAGAAGTTACTAACCGTATTACTAGCTAAAGCATTAGCCTGCCATGGCCTCAATAATGATGGCAGTATTGTCATTTGTGTATTTACATTACTGGTGTATGATTGAGACAAAGCATTGGTATGTGGATCATCAGAATTAAATCCTAATCTTGCGTAGACGCTTCCCATAATATATTAAACTCCTATTTCTTCTGGTACTGGAGGTCCAGTTGGACCTTTTGGTGATACATGTATATGTGAATTATGTAGGTTCAAGTTAACAGTATCATATGCCCAAACTGCACTCATTACACCAAATGTTCCTAAAGGAGCAGCAACTTCTGCTACCGCAGTAACGCTACCTGGTGTTGCAATAGGAATACCAGCAGAAAAACCACCTAAAACTGTAACAAAACCACTTAATCCTGCACTCATTCCGTCCATAGCATCAATACGGCCAGTAGATGTTATTTTTCCTGCAACTAATTCACCATCAACAGTAAAATCTCCGCTGATGTGCATATAATCTGGTGTATTGATTTTTAGGCCTCCAGTGATATCACCACCAGCATTAATAATTGTATCCCCTTGTGATGTTAGACTACTGATACCCTCAACTACTTGTGTATAGTTGCCTTTGATGTGTTGTTCTACATTACCATCAACTTGTTCAATTAAATCACCTGCAACGTGAATTTCACAATCACCCAGCACCTCAATCTTCATTCGGCCTTGTACTAGTAAATTTTTATTACTGATAGTAATCTCATATCCATCACCATAGACCTTATGCACCTCATCACCATTAGGATGCATCTCAATAAATGTACCTGAGCGGTGTTGCAGTCTTACACGTTCTCTTGTAGGAGTGTCATCCAACTCAAAAGAATGGCCACTAGGTGTCT